TGACCTTTGGACTTCATGGCTCCGCGGTGATCCTGCTCGCGCACGCCAAAATCGATATAACCGCGGAACTGAATGCCGAGGGTGTTAAAATCGGCATCGGTTTTCTCGACGGTGGGGCGGTCCACCCCATTAAGAAACGCCACTTCCAAGGCAGGCAGCCGGTTGGGGTCGGCGAACAGATACCACGCCTTGCTGCTGGCCCCGGTGAAGGAGGGATTGCTCAGGTAGGAACTGCTGACCACATCGAATTTACCCACATGCGGGTTGGTTTTGGGCTTGGCCTTGTTGGCCGTGGTGGTTTCGTTCAGTTCGACCGATTTCATCAGTTGCTGGGCGATCACTTTTAACGCAATCGGCACCAGCAGAATCCGGGCGCTGATCCCCAGAGGACGGCCGTTGGGCTTGGTTTGCTCGCCGAACAGAATCTCGGCGGCGGTCAGGCTGTCCACGCTCAGGGCGCTGTCGGCGCCGTCCATGAAGTTTTTATGGTCGGTTGAGAAGAACGCATTCGGATTACTGAGCAGCAGACCCCAGACCGCATCGGCAATCGCCTCGGCTGCGCCCATGCCGATCTGACGCGGGATATCCGTGAAGGCGCCCATGTCATCATTGATGATCATCTGGCGGGTCAGGGCAAACATGATGCCGTGGGTGTCGGCCTTCTGGCCGAACTTCATTTCATCAAGCGTGCCGTGCTTGAGTTCCCCGTCAGCACCAACCTGCTCGAACTTAAACCCGCCGGTTAGCCGGTAGCGGGTATGCTCCTTGAAGTCGTTGACCGAGGCGATTTTGCAGATTTGACGCCAGGCGTCTTCGATATAATTGTATCCTTCCAGCAGCATCTTGTTGGCCACATTGCTCAGGATGCCGGGCAGCGAGGCCGTGCTGAAGGCCGCCTGCAGCCAGCCGTACCCATCACTGCGAAACCGCGGCAGCGGCATCCCGCAGGCGATTTCGCAAAATTCCTGAATCCCCACACCGCGCAGCTTGTCCGCCGCTTCGAGGGTTTGAACATCATAGATGCTCTCCAACCGGCTTAAGGGAAAGCCCGACGACATCAGCGCGGTCGCCTCCAGAATCCTGGGCGAAGGGTCGGTCGCTTTGACATGGCCTGCCGGGGCCTTCGGACGCGAGGCCCGCAATACTTCCAATTCGGTCTTGGTGACATCCCAGCCTTCACCGATGGCCTTGGCTTCGATGTCGGCGTGTTCGCCTTTACAGGTGGCGCGGATGTCGGCAATCCGCTGACTTTCGGCGGCGGCCTTGGCCCGCATGTCCGCAACGGGATCAGTTACGGCGGCGGCTTCAATCTTGGGTTCAGTGGCCTTGGCCTCGATCTTTTCGGTGGGTTTTTCCTGCGGGTGACAGGTTTTGCAATCGCCGTCGCCGGAACAATTGCATGTTTTCACTTCTTTACTGTCGTCTTTGGATTTTGCCATAGAGTGCTTGTCTCCTTGATTAGGGTGAGTGGCGGTAATTTTGGCCTCGGTCGCATCGTCTGCGCCGGAGTCCACAAAACTGAGTTCTTTCAAAATGGAGGTACGAACGATGTAACAGTCGCCTTCGATGTCCTGGCCGTTGACGACCTCCATGGTGTCGGGCTGGAGATATTCGTATTTGAGGATGGCCGCCCCGATGGAGACCTGCCACGGAAAACCGCGTTTGCCGCTGTTGGCCACATCCCGCGCCCACCCGGTATCCCGGCTGATGACGCCTTCGGCCTTCAATTGTCCGTTCTCAATCGACACGTGTGTCGTATGACCGACTCCCTTCGTGGGGTCGTGGTCTTGCCGGGCGGGTAATTGCTGTCGCGGGACTCTCAGACCGGATAAATCGACGACCACCGGCAGGTCGAATCCTTCAACCCGCATGAGTCCGCCGGTGTATGCCAGCATGGAAAACGTTGACGGGGTCTTCTCGTCTTTGGCGGCCTGAATGTCGATGCCGCTGGTGAATCGGATGACATTTGGAAATTTAGACATAGGATGTCCCTTGAAAAAGAGGTGTCATAGTTCGTGATGAGGTTTACGCTGCTTGAGGCGAGGGGGCAACTTGCCCAATGCCGTATTTTTCGCGGAGTTGTTTTTCTTTGGCTTCTTCTTTGATACGCTGTTCCAGCTTAACTTCCCAGTCCTGGCCCTGCCTGCCCCATTCATCGGCCAGAGTGGTCGTCTTGTTGGTCAGCCGTATTTCCTGCGCCTTCGCTTCTTTTTGCGGGTCCACATGCTCGTTGCCGTCAAAGAACCATTGATGCGGCAGAATCTGCCCGGCAGAAATACGTTTCAACATTGGCAGAACTAACCGGGCCTCGGCCAGCCACGCCATAAACAACACATCCAGCACCGTCCCGGCCATGTCGTATTGCTCGTTTTTAATGGTCTTAAAGTACCCCTGATGGTCCAGACGGCCCGATGCATAATTGTACCCGGCCGAATTACAGGCGGCGATATTAAACGGCATTCCGATGCAACGGGCTATTTCGTTTAAGAGTTCCTTTTTGAATTCGGCATAGGTGCTGTTGGGCTGTTCGGGTTTGATTTGGCCCAGTTCCCACCCCTCCGGCAGAACGGTCGCCATGCGTTTTTCCAAGGTGACAATATCCATTGGTGTCACGGTGGCCGATTCACCATTGGCCGGGGCGTTGGTGAACAGCACCGCTGCAAAATCGGCGACCGTTTCGGCTGCGCCTAAGACCGCCAGCGTATAACGGCGCAGTTGCGAAAACAGCGGAATGGCCGGGGTGATCTCCGGCACACCTCGAAGCTGACCGGGCCGGTCGGCGTTAAACCAGTGAATCATATTGTCCGCTGAATACGTGTGATAATCAGCCAGCGTATTTGAAAGCCCCAATGTCTCGCCGGGATGATCTTTCAAAACGTAGTAATAGGCGGGATTCCCGTCGGCGTCCAGTTTCATGCCGTCGGCAATATCACGGCGCGTCAGGCTGACCATCGGCATCGGGGTGACACACTGGTCGGCTTCAAACAACCTTAAATCCAGTTTGATGGTGTGGGCAATCCGTCGGTTATTCGTTAAAACCCCAAACGCCTCGCCATCGGTGACCTTGGCCTTTCGCATGGTGCGCAGTTTTTTCGGCAGGTTGACGGCCTGCGCCCATGCCATAAATTCCTGTTCGACAATCCAGTTAAAATCAGAATTGTCGGTCAATAGCTGCAAACGCGGGGTCGTCCCCACACAATCGTTGGCCAGCGTGTCAATCATGCCTTTGGCATAGGAGTTATTGGCAATCTCGTAACGGCTTCGCATCCGCAAGGTACGCCGGACATCGGCATTGGTGGCGGCGTTGGGGGACAGTGCATCCGCCAGCAGCCAGTGCCGCTGGTTTTCACGGGTGGTTTGCGCGGCATCATAACGGGCCTGCACGGCTCTGGGCAGTTGCACATGTTTCGAGGTACGAACCCCGGCCCCGGTGCGGGTGTGTTTGCGGCGTTTCTTAGCCATTTACACCGTGCCTCCCGGCTGAATCTTGACAAACTTGATACCGAGGCCGGGACCGGCGGCGGCTTTTCGGGCCTGTGTGAATTTTTCCGCTTCGATCTGGTCTTTTAAATCGTGCTGCTCGACCGAACCGGCGTCGCCGGATACTTTTTTCGGATTTTGAGCGTTTTCAATGATGGCATTTTCGATGTCAGACATGAATCCTCTGATTTGTAATGAAGTTAAAAGCGGTTTAAAAAACTCTCTCCCCTTAATTACTTAAACGAAAAAGGGAGGATTTTTGTGAAAGAAAAATATCAAAAAAGATTTTTTATTTTCCCGTTCGTTGCCGCTGAAGGTCGGACAGTTTCAGCGGCTTTTTGTACTTCTTATCCGGCTCGATGCCCTGCAGGATGACCCCTTCAATCGAAGCGGCCACGCCCGCACCCACCAGGCAATCCAGCCAGTGGTTGTCCGGACGGTTGGCGTGAAGCTTCCACTCATCGACCTGCCGTCCCCGCGCTAGGGTCTTAATACGATATTCCGCTGTCAAATGCTCGGCTAACAGCCGGTGGCGTTTGTCATCGCGTCCGTACAGCGACAGACAACCCGGATCGCCCATCGCCACCGCCAGCCGCGCCTGCATAAAGCTTTTCCAGTAGTTGGTGTCCACCAGCACATGCCGCACGGCGCGTTTTCCGGTGGTATTGGGAATCCGCCAGTGATGCCCGACCCGGTCGCCTTTTTTACGCTTGTATTCTGAAAACGGAATCGACGAGGCCCCCACATATTTTCCGTGGCTCGGCAGCAGAATCCGGGAATACCCACTCT